TCTCTAGGTCTGACTTTCTGTACTTGCGCACGGTTCTGGTAGAAGCGCGGAACTGTGCTGTCGTGGCTGGCGCTGAGGCGCTGCCCCCAAACCCTTGCTCTACACCATACTGCGCAGTGACCAAATACCTCTGGTCGCCCAAGACCGCAACATCCACTGTCAGCAGGAAGCAGTCGTTGTTGCTGGGGTGAACGATTGGGCCACCAGAGGTCTGCTGATCGTTGTTGAATGGGTCTTTGTACAGCGGCCCAAGCTGAGTGGTGATGTTGGGGCTGGACCCTGTCTCGCCCTTCATTTCAGAAACGATGGTGTCAAGCCCGCCACCACTAGACGTATCTACGTCGCTCTTCACGATGAACTTGCGGGTGGCCCGCATCTTCAGCGGGTTAGCCTGCGTGTTCGTAAAGCTGCTGCCAATAACGTCAGAGTGAACTGTTGAGGTGGTCATGGTTAGATCGCGTAATAGTACACAGCTTCGACAATCCAGAGGCTGTCATTCCCATCTGGGGAGCGGCCAGCCTTCTGAATCGTAACCTGCTGCATGGGCAGGTTGCCGTCAGTTTCGACTGTTTGAGGGTACAGATTGAAGTTCGATATGTCGTCAATCAGACCAACAACATCGCTGATTATGGTCGTCTTGTCTTTGCGACCATTGCCGTCAACGAGAAATCTGCGGACTGCTCTTTCCCTGCGGTAATCATTGCCAACAAACCCGGTATAGCTTGATCCGGGAATGTCATAAGCGATAATCTCAGCAGCCATGGCTTAGTCCAGATTGCGGTCCAAGATGGAGGACACGTTAGTAAGTTCGACAAGGATCTGTTGCAAGACCTGCTCAATAGCAGTCAGCTTGCCCTCGACACCAGACATATCAACCGGCTCTTCAGGCATTGGCTTCCTCCACCGGGTCGCCAGATCCGCCATGCTGGTCGGTAAGCTGGCCCGTAATAGTCACACCGACGTATGGCTCATCAATGCTCCAGTTGATTTGGATGGAGTTGACGACCATGCGGAACGAAACGTAGTAGGGCTGGTCAGCCGAAGCAGTGACTCCACGGCCAACCAAGAACTTCACATCAATGTTGTGACCAGCCGCATCTTCCAGCTTCTCGATCCCAACTGCGTTTGCGTCTGGAATCTGGCCCGAGAAGATTGATTGACCGCGAATCTGAGTCAGGCTGGTCATGTTTGTGTCATACACAAACGCTGCTTCACCACCCACTCCAGAGCCAAGGTTGTTGGCGTACTCGCCTGTCGTATCGATTACGTCAGTAGAAAAGGTGAGTTGCGCCTGTGTGACCTTGATGCGATAGCTGCTCCCTGCAATCGACATATTGCCTTGCAGGGTGTCTTCTGATGTGCCCAGCCCAGAAGAGTACGGACGTAGGGCAAGAAATGGTTGCCTACCGCGTGGCATGGTCTATCAACTTTCGCGGCTGATGTACTTCCAGACAGGGCTGGCCGAGGTTCCCGTGTTGATGAACAGGTTCGCATTGGCACCACCGCCAATGTTGATGCAAAGAGCGCCCTTGGCATACCCGGTGTCGCCAGAAGCACCATCAACAGGCTCCGCGCCTTCCTTGATAAGCAGGAAAGCGCCGTCAAGAAGGGTGCCCTTCTGATCCTGACCGAGACTAAAAACTGCGTTGTGAGCAGACATGGAAAACCTTTCTAACTAGGGTAGCGAGTACCGGCTCTGTTGGTGTAATAGGCGTCAATGTCACGGACTGATTCGCGTCCGTGCATATCGGCAAAATCGGATCGGTCGTTGTTCTTGCCAAAGTATTCGACGCGGTGGTTTGCCCTGTCCTCGAATACTGCGGCCCTCAGTTGTGCAGAGAACACTTCTTGGAAGCGACCACGGCTGGGGGCCTCAGGCGCATAAAGCTCTGCAAGTGCAAGTGCGCCATTGACGACGGTTCCCTCGTACTTCTGCGGGATAAGCTCGTCGAGGTCATCCGCACCGCCAGTTCCAGTGGCGTTCAGGTTGACATCCTTGGTGTACTTGTACCTGAGCGTGTAAGCCTTGTCCGGCAGCGGGTAGAACAAGAAGCGTGCAAGTGCTTCATCCCAAGCTGCGTACTCAGGCGGGCCAGACCGCACTGGCTTGTTTGCAAACAGGTCACGCAGCGCCTCGATGTTTACGACCTGCGCACTGGCAATGCCAGAGTTGAGGTTGTAGGTCATGGTGCCATCGACTGCGCCGAAGCTCGTTCCGCCCGGGGCCATGCCGTTGTAGAACGTGAAGCTGACCCCACTCTGAACGCCACTCGTCACAGTGGTGACTTCCGACTCTGCAATGTTCACGGCAGTATCGGCAAGGGTGAAGGTGAAGTCAGTTGTTCCGACGTTCGCCACAGCGGTCGGGATGTGGTAGCCATCGGCACCGGTTCCCATACCCGCCACTTCGACGACGGCCCCAACCTGATCCGATCCCCCGTCCCCCGTATGAATCCAGTCGGGGAATGCTGCAGCGATAGCTGAAGTATCCAGTCCGAGGCGCACGACTCCGTTGGCAACCTGAGGACAGTCATCCGCAGCAATGTTGGAATGAATCAGGAAGTCCGCCGCCGCCGCCTGCGAGTAAGTGACAGGGGCTTGCAGTGCAATGATCCCAGTGCTTTTGAGCCACGACCACTTGTGCGCTGAGTTTTCACCGGGCAGGACCGGGGGAATCACGAACTGCTGCATGGCTCGGTAGGCGATGTTGTTGAGAAAATCGCCATGCTGACCAGAAGCAGTGGCCGTGTAGCCGTACCCAAGGAAGAAAGCCACTTCCTTCTCGATTGTTGCGACAGTCACACCCATTCATGCACCTTGCAGGGTTACTGCTTCTTTCGGTTGGCCTTTGCACTGATGACCCGAAGGTTTGACTTGCGGTTGTTCCGGGGGTTGCCATCCTTGTGGTCGATGTGCTTGCCATCGCCCTTGTGTACCAAGCCAGCACGCATAGCAGCGCGGCGATTCTTGTTGCGAAGCGCCCGCTCCTTCTTGTACTTCTCGGTGTGGTGTGGCTTGTCCCGGTACTGACTCATCAATAATAGACTCGGTTTGCGTACACGTTGAACTTCGTGGTTGGCGCAAGCGAGCCACTGTCAAATGCGCACAGAATCTCTTGGAAGTACCCACCAAGATAAATAACGTCTGTGAAGTAGCCAGCGACATCGAGAGGCTCTTCGATAGGATTAAGCACTGCGGTGGATGCCTGCGAAACTTGGATCTTTTTCATCAGCGCAGACGCTTCTCCGCCGTTTGCCGCGTTGGCACCAGCGCCAGTAGCTGTCACAAACTCAACACCAGCGGTGTCGGTGTAAGTGCGCTGAACACCAGCAATAACTCCACTGCTGACATTTGCAAGATCAGCGTACATCAGGTTCATCATCTGATGCACACTGTCTGCGGACTGCTCTAGCGTTGTTCCAAGCTCACCGATGCTATTCATGCCGTAGTAGTAATACTTAGCAGCGGTGGTGCCAACCCCACCAGTAACATTGGTGAGAAGTGAAGTCAGAGAGATGTACTGAACGCCATGACAAGGGATGCGAATGAGCTTGTCTTCGTCAGCTTCAAGCTGCGCCTGCGTGATATCAACCTGCGTCACATCGTAAGGCGCAGATCCCGATCCTTTTGCGAGAACCCCACCGGGGCGTCCCCAAATAAGTCCATTTGTATACGGCACTTTACTTACCTCCGCCGCGACCGCCGCCGAAAGATACGTTAGCCTTGCGGCGACTACCTGTGTTTCTGCTACCCACCTTGGCCTTACGCGAGCCTGACTTGACTCTAGCCTTACCGACAGATCCCTTGACTGATCGCTTTGCCATTACTTAGTACCTCTACGATCGCTGCTTCGGGCGTCACGACCCATAGTCTTCTTCTTCTTCTGTGACTTCTTCATCATCATCGTCTTCTTCGCAGGACGACCGCGCTTACTACCGTAGGTTCCGGGGCCTCTGGGCATCACTTACGACCTTTCTTCTTTGCAGTCTTGGCTGACTTTTTGAATGCAGCGTTAGTAGGGGCACCCTTTGTACCCGGCTTTCTCATCTTCTCGCCTGATCCAGCCTTGATGCGCTTGCGCTTGGCGTGGATGTTGGCGTAAAGGCCTCTCTTAGCCATTAGCAGTCCCACTTTCTAAGAGACTTGTTGATTCTGGAGTTTGGGTCACGGGCCGTCTTGCTGCCCGTGTTCTTTGCCTTCATGCCCTTCATCCTTGCACAGAAGCTCTTGCGCCTAGCCGCCTTCTTGGGGCTTTTGGCCGCTGCCTTCTTGCTGACAGGGGGCTTCAGGGTTCCGCCAGTCTGTCGCTTGTAACTGGCCCTGCCCTTTGCGTTTAGTCCGCCTTCAGGATTTTTGCCAGCCTTTCGAGTCCACGCTGGAGACTTCTTAGCCGTCTTCTTTTTAGCCATGTCTATTCCTCATCTTCTTCATCGTCGTCTACTTCGATGACCATCAGAATATCCATTGCAATATCGAACATCACCCCGGCCACGGACCATTTGTCCATGTCAAACTCTGTCTGCCAGTATACCACATGCTTCCGGACCTCTTCGTGCATCTTCTGTGCTGCAGATTTCATGGCATTTCCCTAAGTTCTGCTTCCCAACATCGCCCATTTAGCCGACTTGGTTTATCCCAGATGCAGTCTATGACCAGCATCGCAGATCCCCACAGGGATGTATCTTTTCGCTTCATGTAATTGGGCTGGAGCGGCCCGCAGGTTCCGACATTGGAGTACCAGAATGGTAGAGGTATCTTGGACGTTCGTTTGCATTGGGTTGGCGGCACTGGGCGGTGCGTATGGCCTCTCACGGTCAAGCTGAAAGGAATCCAGCCGCAGGCCCCAACCATTTGCAATCCCTCAAGTTCGTCTGAGTTCATCGAGCAGTCGAAGCCGTGGTAGAAGTGGCACTGCCCGACCCGGTAAACGCCTTGGGCCGACTTGACATATGGCACCCAGTGCCAGTTGTTGAACTCCTCCCCATACTCGGGGTGGTTCTTCCAATGCACTAACCCACGCAGTTCCTTGGGTATACGCCTTGGATCTTGGCACATGAGGTTGTCGTCATGGTTGCCAGTGTTGATCCAGCGGATTGTGTCGGGTGGGAGAACCTCACGAATGGATCGGAGGAAGTTGTGTGCGTGTTCGTACTCGTCTGCCAGAGAATGCTCGAACTCGTTGGCGTGGACTGAGGCTGCCCCCGCCTCAAAAACGTCACCCAAGTGCCCAAAATGCGTAATGTCCGGGATTCCGGAAAGCTCTTGCAAGATCCACTCGTGGGTTTTTTCGGGCGTGAATGGCGAGTGGGTGCAGGAGATGACGGCTATCTTTGCTTTTTTCCGCCCTGTTTTGAGCATTGCTTGCCTACTTGTGCCTCAAGGATGTTCAAGACCTTGCGCGTGTTGCTTGCGACATACAGGAGGTCTTGGTGGTCTTCTCCTTCGATATGGCTATATTCGGCAATATCCTCGATTATCACACAAAAGCCGCGCAACACAGAAAACAATTCAGTGTTGGTTGGCTTTATCTTTTTGAGGTTCAAGGGCTTCTGCCTAGATGACCGCCAAGAGGGGCCTTTGTCTGGCTGGCCCACGCTGTCGGTCATTCATGCACCGTTCCATCCTGCAAGTAGCTTTGTGAGGTCGCTTCCTCCAACGACCCCATCAAAGTCCAAGTCCCACGGGCTATCAACTGAACCCCAATCTCCAAGCAACTTTTCTAAATCTTCTGGTCCAAACTCAGATTTGAGGCTGTAGAAGATGAAATGCCGGGGGACGCTGTAGGGCAAGACTTGGTACTCCGAGTGGAATATGCACCACTCAACACTGACAGTGTTCTCGCTTTGAGTCACGCTGTCAAATGGCAGAATGGGCTTGCCGGGATTCGCGGAATGCGAAGGGCCACCCAGTTCTGTTGCAAACTCACCATCGAAGTCGTGGTGCAAGCACCGCATGACAATTGGGCTAGTCACATGGAATGCTGCTGTCCCGGCATACACGGTGCGCGGGCCGTCCTGTGTGACGGTGTAGCTGACAAATGACTCCTCTCCTACCCATCCAGCTATCGAGAATAGAGCCACTGCCAGTTTCATATCAGTCTCCCGACCACTTGCCGCCAGAGATGAGCCTCAGGAACGGCGCCTTGAAAACCATGCCAGCACCAAAGCTGCCAACAGCAACAAGAAGGATGAACCAAAAGGTGCCAAGAAAACTCGAAAGGGAAGCGAGAGTAGTCATTTGCTCTTTTTCTCCAAAAGGATTTGTCGCACGATCTTGTAGGTCCATGCGGCGGAAATCATGCCAGTGAACACCACCAGCGGGTAGAACAGGAAATCGCTGTAGCGGGCCACTGCGTAGTTCAGGATTACCAGCAGTATGCCACCGACAATAGGGTACCAACCCTTCTTGCCGCTTGTCACGACCAGCAGAACCATCCCTGCTGCGAGGCACAGGCCCCCAGTCACGCTCAACACAGACAGGGTTTCTGGGTGCTGTGTGGCCTTGTCAACGTAGTCCACAGCGTGACTACTGATGGACGGCAGAGGTTGCGCGTACTGACAGGCAGTAATGCAAGCTGCTGAAAAAATCAGAAGTCCACGAATGTAGTTCATGGTGAGCCTATACGTCCTTGCGGATTGTGAAGGCTTTCTCAAAGTGAGATTGCAACTTCCGTGCGTTGGACCCAATGCGCTCGTCATGTGCATTGAGACGCTGTTCAATCATGCTCAGTTTGCTATTTACGCGCCAAAGAAAACCAAAGATGCCAAGCAGTACTGGACCAGCCAGCCCCATCCCAAACTCAATAATCTGCTCCACAGGTCTACCTTTGCTCCAAGATGCTGATGCGTTCCTTAAGTTCGTCTAAGACCTTGCTGTGTGTGGCGTCGTTCGCTTCAGCCAAAACTTGCGACTTCACAAGGTCTGTCGAAATGCTTCTCAGTTCGCTGATCTGACCGGCGTTGTAGGCAATGTCCCGATCACGCCGTCCGATATTTAGAAAAATGCCCGCAGCAGTCGCAGCCAAAACAATGGTTTGCACGATCTGCCACGGGTTGTGTGTTGCCTTATCCATTCTTCACCAAAAAAACCGCCCGCCACCCTAAGGGCGACGGGGGTTAGAAAGAGATATGCCCTTTGGGAACATGGTTTACTGCAAATCTGGGGGATCGTAGGGGGTGATTCTGATCTTCACTTGCCGTAATCCATCTTCGTCTTTTATTTGATCGACCGTGAGAAAAATGTGCGACGGGTCGTCGTCCAAAATGACCGACAGCCCCTTGCGAGATCTGCCCTTCGGACGCTTGAGCGCATCGATCAAATGCTTGCAAGATCCGTAGAGGTTGTCAAGGTCCATTGCTCGCTGCCTCTTGCCCCAGAGCCGTGTGATTTGCAGGCGAACAGGGCGTGTGAACTCTGGCAGCGGGCGACCGTAATACCACAACAGATCCCGCACCTTGTCGAACTCGCGCAACCGGGTTCGGTAGTGCATTCGCATGAGCCTGTTCGGGCTTATCAGGTCGTAAGGGATCACAGCTTCCCACTCGTCAGGATTCTCTTCACGCTGGCCTTCTGATGACATCGACAACGTCCTGCTTAGTTGCGCCCGACGCAACCCATTCACGCATGTCGTTGCACGGCGGCACGATTATCTTACATGCCGGACAGAGCTTTTCTAGGTGCGCCTGTAGCTTCCTTGCGCCGTCCATGCCCGGGCCGTCGTCGTCAGCCACGATTGCCACACGACGCCCAGAGACAGCCTCTGAGATCAGGTGTGTCCCACCAAGGCAGGATGGCCTACCAATGGCGTCGAAGCCCAGATCGAGCGCAGCCGCCGTGTCAGTAGGTCCCTCGCAAATCAGCACGCCGTTCTTTTGGTTGTCGTTCCACCCATCAGGCAGGAACAGACCCTGACGGCTGCCCTTGACGGCGAACTTCTTGCCAGTCATTGTCCGTATCCGTATGCCGATCACCCGGCGCTTGTGGCGGAACATCGGGAACGTCGCGCCGTTGTGCGTTCCGCTCCACCCCATGAACATGCGCTTCAGCGAAGGGGCTGACACCTTCAGGTCAGCGGCAACGGCACCAAGGTTATCATCAGTCCTCGCTGCAATCTGCTTCTTTGCAAGCTGTGCCAGCACTGTGTTGTGTTCTGGAAGCTCCTGCTTCCACTCTGGGTTCTGCTTCTTGTAAACCCCGGGCTTGAGAACATGCAGGTACCCAGAGCCGTCGATGTACTTCTTGCTGCCATCCTCGACCCGTGGGCAGATGATCGCGCTCTTGTCCTTCGCAACCAAGCACCACTGCCCTTTGCCGCAGATTGGGCACTTGTTGTTTGCAGACACCCTGTCCCAGTCAGTCATCCCCGTCTCCAGTTGTTTGCAGCGAGCCGGTCAATGATCTTGCTCGCTTCGCTGAATGTCTCATTCCCGGTATAGCCATGCTTCCTCAGCAGCTTTGCCTGCTTGTAGGTACAAAGGTTTTCCTTCCGCCTGCGGACAAGCTCCTTAAACAGCACGCGCTGTGTGTGGTGGTCCACGTTAGCGACCTCGATCCCATTGCGTGTGAGCATGGACTTCTGGCCTTCGGTCAGTGGCTTCGCGCCCATCCATATCTTGCTCGGCATCGAGATTTGCAACACATCGAATGGGTTCAGATCCTTGGCCTTGTACTTGACAGTAGCAGTGATCTTCTCCCGCTCAAGCATTGCCTTGCGCTCGGCCTCTTCGCGCTGCAACTCCTCCTCTGCCCACTCAAGCTCCGCAAGAACGTCAACCGGCGTAGCCGAGTCATCGTCATCCTTCTGCTTCTGTGTCACCAACTCGGCTGCTCGTGTCATGTCACCACCCAGAATGTCAGCAGCGTACACCAGCTTGTGCTTGGTGCTATTGCCGACGAAGTCGATGACCTCGCAGTGGGGCTTTGCACTGTTGGCGATTGCAGCACACCGCTCCTCGGCTGTGTCTAGGCCATCAACTAGGTTGGGCAGCGGTCGAGTCCCACGGCCAACCATCTGTGCGACAAGGGCGCGACTGCATGAGGGACGCGCCATCACAACCACCGCAACACTGGGGTCGTCAAAGCCCTCGGTTGCAATGCCGACGTTCACCAGATACTGGAACTTGTTTGCTGCAAAGTCAGAAACAATGCCAGCCCGAATGTCCTTGGGTGTGTTGCCACACACCATGCGAGCAGACGCAGGCTTGTGCCTGTTGAAGATCTCAGCCAGCCTGTCGGCATGGGCGACACTGCTTGCAAAGACGATCGTCTTCTTGTCGCCAGTAAGCTCCAAGGTCGGGGTAGCTATGCCGTGCAGGTTCTTCTCGTACTCCATCACCTCCGACAACTGTCGCTGGTTCAGGTCACCTGCCACCTTGTTGACCTTGTTGAAGTCGAGCGACTCCACGCGAACCATGCGCTGCTTGATGGGCACAAGCCACCCGTCGCGGATGGACTGAGCCAACTCGTACTTGAAGGCGACCTTGTCGAACACCTGCCCCAGTGCAAGTTTGTCAGCACGGTCAGGTGTTGCGCTCACCCCCAGAACCTTCAGGTTCTCGTTGATGCGGAAGTAGTCAACAACCCGCATATACGTCTTTGCAACCGCATGGTGCGCCTCGTCGATGATGAGCAGGGAGAAGTCACGCGGGTCGAACTTGGTGTACCTGTGCCCCAAGTACGCCTTCGCGTTGAGTGTCTGGACACTGGCAACCACCACCTTGCTGCGCATCCGCTCGTCTCGCTCGTAGGATCGCTCCTCTGCCATCTCGATGGCGGGCTTGATCCCAGTCACAGCTTCAACCTTGCTTGCAGCCTGCCGGATCAGTTCCTCACGGTGGGCGATGACCATGCACCGCTTCGACGCGATGCGAATCGCCTCGGCAAACACAATGGTTTTGCCACACCCCGTTGGCATGACCACCACCGCGCTTGCCGCTTTCCGTAATGTCTCGATGCAACCAGCAACCGCCTCTTTCTGGTACGGCCTCAGTTTCACCTATATCTCCTTCTTATCTCCTAAGTGTCTGGTTGCGGTAGCCAATGGCTTCGATGACTTGGTCAATCAACTGATTGCCCATCTCTTCGTAGCTTGGATTGTCACGCAAGTCCTCAGACCAGAGTTTTACTAGCCTGAGGAGCACCGCCAACACCTCTCGGTGCCCCTCGTTTCCGTGTGCGTCAAGCGTATTCATGGTGTCGATCCACTTCGAAAGTGCAATCAGCACGATTGACGGGCTGGTCGTTTCAGAAATCGGCACATCAAGCGGATCGTAGTTTTCCATGTCAAGCCTTCATGTCGTCGGGCAGGGCGTCGTAGACACCCTTCGGAAGCCACCCAAGGTGGTTGCAACTGTCACATCCCTTACCCTCACAGTAAGGACAATCGGCTTCGGGTGCCGCCAGTTTCAGCAGTCTCGCTGCATTTTGCAAACTGGCAACGAACTGGTCGGCATCGAACCAGTGTGCGCCCTCCGACGCGCCCATGTCGTTCTTCACAGCAGCGGCGAACTCGCGCAGCCACTGGCGGTGAGTCTTGGTCGCCTCCAGAACGAAGGCACGACCGTCAGTCGGCGAGTCCTCTTCTTCTTCCGACTCCTTCGGCTGGGTCGGAATCGGATCTTCCGTAGGGATCACCTCGCCCTTGGCCTGCTTCAGCGTCTCGACAGTGACGCCTCGCTTGCCCGCATCGAACGCCAAGTCCTCCGCCTTCTGCCAGACATCGGCCTGCTCCTCGGGGTCAAGCCCTGTCAGGACGCGGGCCTGAGCGGTCGCAGTGATTGGCACAGTCTTCGCCACCTCGCTGGCGTCGATGACTTCATAGGCCCACGACTTCTTGTAGCCGAGCGAATGCTCGACGTACTCTGCAAACGTGGCGTACTTGGGCTTGTAAAGATCCTCATCCCGGATCTTCCGCAACGCCCAGCCCATTGTGATCCAAGACGACTTGGCCTTGGCCTCTGCGTCGAAGATGTGATCTTCGAGTGCTGACAGCTTGAACGCGGTGTCTTGGTCCTGAATGCCGACGTACCACGATTCATGCTGCTCGATTTGCTGCTCACGCACAGCCTTTGTGATTTCCTTTGATTCGTTCACCACGGTGCCTCTTCTTCGGTGTGATTGTCCTGTGAAACTTCTTCATCCTTGGGCTGAAGAATCGCTTCTTCAAACGTCTTGCTCTCGGACGAAAACTGCTTGCACCTTGTGGCTGCAATCTTCGCCATCTCGTTCGTTGCGGTCCCGTCGGTCGGGAAGCCATGAAACTCCAAGACCTGCTTGCACATGCCGAGAACGTCGTCCTGACCAGTCCACTCCCTGACCACTTCAATCAGGTGAGCCTTCCAGTTCTTGGACTCCTCCGTCTCGGGTGCGGCCTCAGGAACCTCACGCTGTGGACGCGGGGGCTCCACCTCGGTGTGCCCGTTGTCAGGAGCAGACGCCTGCTGCATCTCCTCTTGGGTGTAGAGCCCGGAAAGCTCTGCGGGGAAAGCCTTGCGAATAGCAAGGGCCTCTGCGCACTTGCCCAGCATCAGGTGGGGCATCTTCTTCCACATGAAGCCCTGCTTCTCTCCGGGGAAGTACTGGTCCCAGCGTGCCGTCGCCGTGAACCCGCACCTCTGCCCGCCCACGATCTTGTAGACGGTCACAGTAGCCTTGCGGGGCTGGGCTTCGTCGTCGAAGACCGGGTCGTCGTTCCCTGCGTACTTGCCAGTCCGGTCAGCGATGAGCCTGTAGCCATCGATGCCGGTCGTGATCGTCATGTTGTTCCCGCGAAGCTGCGGGTAGATCTGGTTCGCGATGGGGTTCAGCCCGTAGCGCTTGGAAGCGCACAGGAAGACCTCCAGTTGGTCGTCGGTCAGTCGAAAGCGGTTCTTGATGAACCGCTCTTCCTCTTCTGCAAAAATCAGTTCACCCATTGTTATCTCCTTCAAGTGGGCTGGTGTCGAATCGGTGGCAGAAGCTCTCAGCTTCACACAGGTGGCACTTGGCCGGGTCAGGGGTGGCCGGGAAGAAACCGGCCTTGTACATATCAACTCGTTTCTGAATCGCCGCGATCACGGCGTCTCGGTGTTCCGGCATGAAGTTCGCATACCGGAGGACAGAATGTGTGGGCCGGGTGTCGCCTTTCTTGTATTCGCGCTCCGTGCCATCGTCGTCCTTGACTACTGTTTTTCTGCCGTAGGGTTTCAGGTGCGGCAGATGCACCCATATTACCTTAGCGTCCGTTGCATTGGGGATCGGTCGATACCCGGCCCACTCTTCGACCAGAAACTCGCCTTGATTTGCCATGATCCAATACATGGCAAACTGCATGTTGCGAGCCAAGTACGCCTTGGTTGGTGCGTCCTTGCGCCACTTCCAATCGAAGATCAGCAATCTGTCCTTGCCATAACCGAATGCGTTTCCGGAATCCCGGACAATCAAATCGGTGTGGCTTGCAAACTCGGTGTCGCCCAGCTTCATTTTGCAAGGTGTTTCGCAACCGATGAAGACGGTCTGCGAGAACTTGTCTGCAAAGCGCAGGGAATACTGCTCAACCACCTTCTCAATCTCTTCGAGGATCTCGTCGAGGTTCTTCTCTACCGCATCTGTCATCTCGCGCCGGTCTTGGATGAGGTCACGCTTGGTTTGTTCAAGCCCCCATGCCACTGCGGCGGCAGCGTCATCCCATGTGTTGGTTTCGTGCATGAACTGGCACGATGCACCTGCAATCATCCCACGCACCAATGCGGTTGGAGCGTGTGGCAGGAGCTTGCCTTCCCAACGCAGAAGCACGCGGCGCGGGCAACTGTCCGTCAGGTCGGTCGAATGAATGGCGCTAATAGGCAACGTCATGGTCATGCTTCTTGTCGTGCCGACTCAAGTTTCTCTACGAGGTTCTCGATCGATGACTGCACGGCCTTGCAAGTCTTGAGTCGTGGGTTCGCGTCTTGTGGGTGTGTAATCATGTTGTGAACGGTGTGTCGGCATACGCCTGCGGCTCTTGCAATCTCACTGACGCTCAGGCGCTGCGTTCGCACTTGGTGAGCCATCCAATCGAAATCTACGCAAAACTGATTCTTAGAAGACATCCTGTTCCTTTGTGAGTAGTACTCCGCGTGTATACAAGCAGGTGTGTGGGATGCGCGGCCCCCCACACACCTGCGGCGTCAGTGTCCCGAGGGCGCCTCGGACACCTCCGCCTACATTAGTCAGAGTTGTCGGTGCCCTCCGCCTTGAACATCTCCTCGAACTTGCGATCGAGGATCGCCTTGCGGAACTGCTTGGTGATGAACTTGATGAGGTCGCCGCGCTGGAACACCATCGGCGTGTCGCTGATGTCGCTGATGTCAACGCCGGAGGCAGCGATCGCCGCCGCAGCCATGTCCATGCCCCGGCACATCTCCGCTTCGAGCGCATCCCACGCTTCCCTGCCCGGGTTGCTCTCGGACCAGCCCTCCATGACCGTGTCCCACTCGATCTCGCTGGGAGCGTCCCAGCCCTCGAAGTGACAGAGGACCGGGTAGAGGCGCTGGGCGTGATCGAGCAGAACGCTCACGGTTTCGGCAGAGTCAACGATTCCAAACGTCATGTGTATCTCCTTCAGGTTTGGGTTGTTCTGTGAACCACACAGATGTGGTCACTATTCTAGGTGATGCCGACAGGTTTGTCAACAGATGATATGAAAAACCCCCTCCCGGCTGACTGGTGCCGAAAGGGGGATGCAAAGAGTAGATCGACAGGTGGATTAGCCAGACGCCTCAGCCTGCGTGTCCGAGAGGTCGCACCCTGAAACGAGTTGACTACCAAGACCCCGCAACACGTTCGCAAAGGTCTTGGGCAAACCGAGGGTCTTGCCGTCCTGATCTACTCCGCCACAAAGCACGCCGTTGCCCACCAGAAACGGGTGACCTGCGATTGCACACAGCATGACGTTCATGGGCCTACCCTTGACGAGTCCTTCCTCGTCAACGTAGGCAGTGCATTCCTGCCCGTTCCAGTTGAACGTGACCGGCTCGATGTAGCCACCGACTCTGGTCTGAAACTCGACAAGCGTGTTGGGCATGTCTTCGACAGAGACGGTGCCATCTTCCGAGACGACAGCAACGGTAATCATTTCATCAAGCATGGGATCTACTCCTTACGATCTCTTTTCGAACGGGGACATAATCACTTTGTCAACCCCCCTCGTCAACAGCAATCAGGCGGGTTTTCGTTTTTTGTATCCAGTTTTTTCGGCCTTCGTCATTCCTCCGTGTCCGTAGTCTTCTTCTTCGCAAGCTCCGCTTGTGCCTTGCGCAGCTTCTCGCTGGTGACGTTGCCGTTGGTGGTCGTCTGCTCCAGCACTTCGGTGATGGCTTCAAGCACGGCGTGGATGGTCTTCTGCATGTTCATGGTTATCATCAATCCTTTCAGGGTTAGTTGCTGCACACGGGCTGGGGGGTTGAGTAGTTCTGACGGCACGATGCACCTGCCTCCTACATAAACCGCCCCCCTTGACAGTGCCGTCGCACCGTGCCCGTGGCCTTGCAAGATGTTCGGGAAAGCCTCCTGCGCCAGCAGCGTTGCCGCAGGAGGTACAAGTTGCAAACCAACGAGGCTTGCAAAGGAGATTGAAACCCTCCCCCCGGCTTGCGCCGAGGGGAAGGTGAAAGGACCAGCCAGAGGCTAGTAAAACCCTCACGCCACAGTGGCTGCGACGGAGGGCTCGGAGATGAATGCTCAGTCTTCTCTGTCTTCTTTGTCACGACGCATCAGGATGTCGCCCTCCTCGTCCTCGTCGCGCATCCTCCGATCATACTCGGATTCCTCGGACGGCGCATACTCCTCAACGTCCTCCCACCAGTGTTCCGCGATCTCGTGGAAGTCCACGCTGTCGAGGGCGATACGGTCGGTGCAGCCACTGACAATCAGGAGGTGCTTGCTCAAACGCTCCAGCTCCTCACCGAGAACGGTGACGCCAGAGCCCTGCTCCGCAACGCACCTGCAAATCTCCATGCGAGTCTTGTACGAGAGTTCGGTGTTGTCCACCCAGAGGGCGAACGCCCATGTGTCCCGGTTGGTCCACCCGTTGTATTCGCGGTCGTTGTCAGTCATTGTTATCTCCTTCTTCGAAGTTGTTGAAATACCTGACGTACTGCTTGTGCAGAACTTCAAGGTACGCTGCCATCCTCGGGTCGTCTTCCCCACCGAGATGCCGACGGAGAAGTATGTCCGTCCATGCAAACAACTGGCACGCCACGCTGTGTTCGCCATCAAGCTCGGTGTCGATCTTGCCGTGCATGATGCCAGCTGCCAGCAGGTGGGTGTGAAGCACCAGCTCACGAAACTCTTCTTCAGTGATGGTCACGTCAGTCATTGTCATCTCCTTCAGGGACTGTCGGTTGCAAGTGCAACAAAGGTGCGAGAGTCGTAAGCGCTGTGTTCGTGGGCCATGCAATCGAGAGCGTCTGCAAACTCCCATGCAATCCTGTCACGCTGTTCCGCAGCGCACAGACTTGGGTCGAGGTCGAGGTCGCGGATGATCTCTGCGATCTGTTCGTGGTTCATTCGGTTTCCTCCTCTTCGGTGTCCTCTTCGGTGTCGTCGTCGTCGTCGTCGTTCTCTGCGTCGTTCTCTTTGAGTTCGTCGCTCTCGTCGGTCACATCGTCCTGCCACTGGTCGTACTCGTCCTGCACGGCGTCCTGCACACTGTCAGCGATGAACTCGTCGCGGAACTTGTTCAGGTAGTCAGTGACCATGTTCTCGATGTCGTCGTGAATGGCATCGCTGACCGCCTCGATTGCAGCATCTCTTGCGCTATCGAAGTTGTGCGAGTCTGCAAACGTAGGAGCCTCAACGTCGGGGTGCAGGTCGTCCGGCGTGCCGAAAGTTTCCGTGACGTGGCTAACGACCTCTTCGAAAAGCGAGCTGTTGTCGAGCCAGTCTTCGGCTGCGGATTGGATGTCGAAGGTATACATGGGTGTGGTCCTTTCAGGAGTTGGTGGTGATGCTGGGACAGATGGTGATGCTGGGGCTGATGTCACTGAGTGACGCGCCGTCGGTCAGGTCCCCAAGCTGCTGGGGTGTGACGAATGCGATGGTGCATCCGTCGAGTGTGTCGTGGGTTTCGCCGTCGGACATGACGACGATGGGGATGAGGGTCTGCATGGCTGTGTCCTTTCGTTGGGGCGGCAACTCGCCACCGATGTCCAGCCAATCTATCGGCACTGGTCAGGCTTGTCAACAGGGAAAGTAGAAAAAACTTCACCCCCCCGAAGGGGGGATTTCCGGGATTCCGGATTCAGGCAGCCTCGGCGGCCTCGATCGAACGGCTCACGGCTGCACAGGCTGCGGTCAGGGACGTGTCCTTCCAGTCGATCATCACGTCGGGCTTGACGTGGTCAAGCACGGGCTTGCTTATGTCAGCGCACCGTCCGTAAGCGTGACCTTCGGCGGAGGTCTTTGCGCTGTTCTGGAATGCGTTGAGCATGACGCAGCGGAAGAAGCCAAGGTGCGCAACCGTTGCGAGGGTGCGGGAGATGGTCGTCGGCTCGTTGGCAGGCTTGACCAGCGTAAGCTGGCTGAAGTTGGCAGCACCAAACGCTGTGGTGCCGTCGCTGACGCAGTTGCCCGCCCAGATCTCGGCCTTGCCGCCTTGCTCCTCGATTTGCATGGCACTTGCAACGGCAGCAGCACCACGATAGACAAGGTTCAGCTTGTCCTCGCCAGCCGACGTAACCGGATTGACCATGATGCGGACGATCTTGTGCGGAACTGCGGGCCGGTGCATGCGCTCCCACGGCTCGGGGTGGCGAGTCATGACCCGTTCGAGCATGAGGGTGTCGCCGTCTTCGAGGCCACGGAGACGCTTGCGGCGCGGCGCGGTGCCTTCGTGCTGCTTTGCAATCGCGGTCTGGATCTGGTCGAGGCACTCGTGCGCCCTCTCGACCATCCAATCCGGAGGATTTTCGAGCAGATCCAGCGTGGTCCGGCGGTCCCTGACCCCCAGAACCCACCGTTCGCGGCCCTTCAGGCGGTCGGCCTGCTTCACGCAGAACTGGCGGAAGTCACCCTCGTACCGAATCGTGGGGTTGCAACGAGTTGCAAACTGCTCGGGATCGTGGCAGCAGAAAGCCTGATCCACGAGGTCCTCGATGCTGTCGAAGACAGTGAAGATGTGGTTGCGGGTGTTCATGACGTACTTCATGGCGTGATCCTTTCAGGATGCGGGTGGTGAAGTCAGAGCCCGGCCTGCTTGCGGTGGGCTTCGGACCAGTCAACGGTCAGGCGGGACAGGACGGTTTCCGGCTCGGTTCCGGTCGCTGCCAGCTTCGCTGCTGCAACGATCGAACGAGTGCCGACGACGTAGGGGGCACGCTCTCGCTTGATCCACGACCGGAGGTCGGAGATGGCGCTCCGCAACCGGGAGCGAACTTCGGAGTCGCTGACGGTCTGCCAGATCGAGTCTTCGATCTGTTCGGAGTAGTCAACGTGGAACTTGGCACCGGTGAACCGGTCGAGGGTGGCAGCGTCGAGAGGACTTCGTCCGGTGTACTGCCGGTCGGCACCGTAGCCCCATGTGTTCGTGGCAGCGACGAAGACGAAGTCGTCGTGGCGCTTCAACGTCTCTTCGGAGACGGGGTTGTGGAGGAAGCCATTTGCAAGGGCCGAGTTGATGAGGGTCAGCAGATTGGGATCTGCTGCGTCGAACTCGTCAGCGAGGAAGACACCACCTCCGGTGAACAGGTCAACAAACTGCGTGGACCGATAGGTCCACTCACCGCTGACCGACGGCATGATCCGACCGGTGAAGACGGACTCAGAGAGTCCCGCCGTGCAACTGACGGATCCGAAGGGGAGGCTGAGGGACTCAGCAAGCTGACCGGCAAGGGTGGTCTTCCCGGTGCCAGCAGGGCCACAGAGCAGGAGGTTGGCAAAGCCAGCGGAGACGGCGCCGACAAGGTCGGGAAGGACTTCGTGGGTCACGTCGTCGATAGTGACGGAGTCACGATCGGGGAAGTTGAACTGCACGGGCTTGCAACCGGAGGTTGCACCGAGCTTGCTGATGGTGTCAGCCATGCTCTCTTCGAGAGCAGAGATGCGGTCACCGACGACGGAGTCGATGGTGGTGGTGATTGCGTCAGCAATCGGGCTGCCGGTGGTCACGGGCTTCTCCTTCGGAGCAGGGGGTGAAGGCACCTTTGGTGCCGGAGGGGTGGACGGCACCTTCGGTGCAGGGGGGGTGGTGCTGCCGAAGGCAGCGTTGCGGATGTCTGCAACCGTGCTTCCAGCGAGGGTGGCTTTGTCGAGGACAGCCTCACACTGTGCTGCACGGAGGCCATTGGCCTCCGCAGCGGACAAGGCTTCCCGGAGGATCGGGTCCTCCTTACGGAGACGGCGGATTCTGCTCCGCAGATTGGCGGTGCGATTGACTGGCATGGCTGGGGTCCTTTCAGGACAGGGGGTGATGGGTGGCGGTCTGGTTGCCGCCGATGCCACTACAAAGTAGCAGGGCTGCAAACTCTGTCAATGGCAAACTGCAAAAAATAGTTGACACCCCCCGAAGGGGGTGAAAACCTGAAAATGGCGGCTCAATCGGGCAGTGCGTCCCATGTGACCCGGAGGTAGAGAGGCGGATCCTGCAAGCTGTGATGCAACCCCAAGCGATCGGGGTGATTCGGGTCGAATGAAACGCGCCAAATCACCGCGTCATCATCGAAGAAGTTTTCGGCACCGTTACACTCCATCGACCCGGCGGGTCCGATGAAGGTTTCGATGAACTGCTCTGCATCCTTGCGGAGCAAGGGGGTGGCATCACTGGAATCGGTGACCCAGCGGAAGCTGGGGATGCGGGGGGTATTCATGGCGGGTGGTCCTTTCGGGACTGTGGGTGATGAAGGGGGGCGGCACCGTGCCACCCCCCCTTCGGGGGTCAGTGAGTCAGCCACCGAAGGTGGCAAGGCGGCAGTCGTACCAGTCGTGGAGGCTGCCAAGTGTGTTCCACACTTCGTCGGCATCGATCAAGGACAAGTCCTTGTCTTCCAGTTCCGTCTCTCCTCTGAGGAGGAGAACGTAGAGGTCCTGCAAGATCCAAAGGATCTTGTCGGAGCCGATCGGCGTCCCACCTTCGGTGTGGCTGATCTCGATCTCGGCGCGGAGTGCATCCTTGATGCACCGTGTGAGATCGTCGAAGCTGAGGAGTTCCCTCTCCCACAGGAGAGGGAGCGAGTAGAATCGAGTCACGGCCCGAAGCTGCGCTTCGGAGTCAGTGATGTCGAGGTCGGCAAGGCGGTCAAGGTATCCCATGGCGTGTGGTCCTTTCAGGACTGTGGGTGATGGTGAATGAGCGGGCAACTGTGCCCTGCTCAGGAGGCGATGGCTTCCAAGATGGCCGCCGTGCCCCCCAGAGGGGGGTTCTCGGCCATCCGGTTGAAGAAGCTGACCAGAGTCCGAATCTCCGATTCGGGCAGCTCACTGTCAGAGACAGTGAAGTGACGCATGACGAACCTCCGGACCGTGGTCCGGGTCCAGCTCCTAGAGCTGGCTCGCATGTTTTCCGACTGCCGGAAAAATGCCCTGCTGATCTCCAGATCAGAGGTCAGGTTGACGGAGACGATCCATGCCGCTCTGCGGCAGTGAACTTGCCTTCTCATGGCGTGATCCTTTCAGGATTCATGGGTGATGACCGAGTCAGCCAACGGCGACCAGCTCGGCCCAATCACCATCGGTTCCGGCCACCCCGGAGGTCAAGCGAAAAGTTTGCAAATGGCCCCGTACCCCGTAGGGGTAGATTTTCGAAAATGGCCCCCTACGCTACGGGCAACCGTGCGCTGCCTGCTCCGTCAGGGCAGAGCCCGGTACGCACCGAGCTACGCTCCGTATGTCAGGGCTCCGCCCCGTATGGGTCAGGACGTAGTCCGGCACGCATGATGCCATCGAAGATGGCCGATTGGGTTGAGGTGAGGGGGGGCTAGGTCAATCCCCTATGGGGATTCAACGTGCGCACACGCGAGGCAGTCCATCCCCAGAGTCACAGCTACGCTGTGCAGGTTTCCGGAACTCCGGAAAGTCACAGCTACGCTGTGGGGGTGGCGGTGTCAGGGTCCGGTCACAGCTATGCTGTGGGGTAGGGCTTGCAGCTTGCAAGGGCACAGCTATGCTGTGAGGGTGCTGGTCCTTGGTTTGCAAGTATCCTTGCAAACTGCGCGCAGGAGTAAAGCTAAAAGCTTTACCGCGCCCCCCCGTGCGGTTTCTGCAATTAGATATAACCCTCAAATCTAAGTACTGGAATGACTTGTGGTATTTATCCCCCCCCATCTTTACGAGAAGCGCGTTTCCAAGTCACTGTTGCGGGATTGGTTGACGGAGCATGGGCATTGGTCCCGTTTCGTTGAGATCCGGGAGATGATTAAGAAGCAGGGAGTGGAGGCGTCAGAGGCGTGGGGAGCGGCGGCTATGACGCTTGAGATGGAGTTGGGGAATGGGGAGTCAGGATCGGCTGAAGAGCCTGTGAAGGCTTCTGCGGCCCCTGTGGTGCCTGTTAGGGCTTTGTCCGGTGACATCAGTGAGGACAAGGTTGAGAAGGGCGTGTTTTTGGGGAAGGGGTGTTCGACGCCTGAGACGGTTGAGTGGGTGGCGGCGAATGTGATGGTTGAGGATGTGGCGGCGGAGGATGCTCCGAGTCCTGAGGCATGGGGGATGTTGTGCTGGGCACGGAGGTCGAATACGAATGAGGCTCAGTTCTGGGGTCAGATTTACACTAAGCTGCTTCCGAGTAGGACGAGTTTGGAGGCGGATGCTCGTTACCGTGACGATGGCCGCAACGTGTTGAATCTGATTGAGGTGATGAATGAAGAGTATGGGGAGCCGAGTGACGGTGGAGGGGAACTACACGAAGATCGAGATGGAGCATCCGACTCCGGGGGAGTGGAAGGCGAAGATTCGTGAGTGCCTGAACTACGTCCTCAAACATTTGGATGTCAGCTATGACCAGTTTGTTGACGGGCGTATTCGGAGTGCGAATGAGGCCCGTGAGCGGATGGCGGTGATTGTGCGCGAATCGACCCCGCATTTTATGGGTGAGGTGGATATGGCCGATTTGCTTGGTATCCCACGCAGCACGATGTACTACTCGATCCGGAACTGGAAGCGGAAGCATGGGGAAGAAACCCCAGAGGATGACGGCTGAGGAACTGCTGGAATACACGCACGCTTGGACATCGATGCGTTTGCGGTCTTTCCCCCTCTGGGATTTTGACGACATTCGGAATGAGGCTTATGTGACGGCGGTCACATTGCTGCACAGGTACGATCCTGACAAGGGGACGCTGCATCAGTTCCTGTCACAGAGGTTGTATGACTATGTGTCGAGGTCGTATCAAAAGCAGAACGGCATTGTTGTGACGCGAAAAAGGCTGCCTAATGGCCGTTGGGGGAAAAGGCAGTACAATAAACCCTTGAAATACATGCCGACGAACTGTCTACCGGCACCTCACCACTATGACCTCGAACCACATGACCAACCCGATCTCTCTGCTTTCCCCCGCAGCTTGCGCAAAACCGCGCAGATGCTGTCGATGGGCGTCAGCAAGAGCGATTGCGCGAAGAAAGATGGCCTCACCCCACAGGCCATCACATTCAGGATGCGCAAGATGAGGGATTTGCTGGACGATTGTTGATGTCGTATTACGATAAGGTGCCGAAAAACCCACAAAAAAATTTGCGCTATCGCGCAAATGTGGTGCTGGCGGCGAAGCAGGACCGCAATTTGGCCGAGGAGCTATGGATTGCGTGTTCGCGTGACCTGTTGTTTTACATCAACACGTTCTGCTGGACCTACGATCCCCGTGTCGGATCTGGCGTAATCCCTTTCATCACCTATGGTTTTCAGGACGATGCCCTGCTTGAGATGGCTGACGCCATGGGCAAAAGGGATCTGGTCATCAAGAAGAGCCGCGACATGGGAGCTTCTTGGATGCTCCTGACGGTTTTTGAGTGGAAGTGGCACTTCCTCCCGGGGCAGTCGTTTTTGTTGGTAAGTCGAAACGAGGATTACGTCGATAAGCCGGGTAATCCTAAGAGTCTGTTCTGGAAAATTGATTTCTTGCACAAGCACCAACCGGGTTGGCTGCTGCCCAAGATGACCAGAACAAAGTTGAGACTAACCAATGAGTCAAACGGAAGCACTATCGACGGTGAATCTACCACCGGAGACGTTGCACGCGGGGATCGAAGAACTGCAATTGGCCTTGATGAGTTTGCTGCTTTTGATGTGGATGCCGGATATCGTGCGCTGGCTTCTACGCGAGATGCGACAAATTCGCGCATCTTCAATTCAACGCCAGCAGGTTCGGGCAATGCGTTCTACGACATGGCGCACAAGCCGGACACCACGCAGATAACGCTGCATTGGACGCAGCACCCTGAGAAAAACAAAGACCTCTACCATGATGAGCATGGCAAAATGCGCTCACCTTGGTATGACGCTGAATGCAAGCGGTGTGCGCACCCACAGGAGGTGGCGCAGGAGCTTGATATTGACTTCAGTGGGTCGGATTACCAGTTCTTCGATACGTCGATGCTGGACGATATCGAGCGAAACGTCTGCAAACCGCCCATGGCAGTGGGCGAACTGGACTATGACGAGAACTCCTTGCAACCATTGGGGTTCTCAGCTACCTCTAAGGGCCGTTTGCAACTCTGGCGAATGCCTGATGACGAAGGAAACATGTCCAACGACCGCCGATTCGTGATCGGAGTCGATATTGCAACGGGTACGGGGTCCAGCAACAGCGTTATGAGCGTTGCAGACGCCAGAACAGGCGAGAAAGTCGCTGAATTCTGCTGCCCGAACACCAGACCTGAAGAACTTGGGCGGTATGCAGTTGCTTTAGGCCGATATTTCAAGGACGGCAGTGACCGGGACGCCTTTCTGATCTGGGAAGCGCCGGGTCCGGGCCGCAACTTCGGTGATGTAGTCCTCGAAAACGGCTATAGGAACATCTACTACCGTGAGCAAGAGAACTTGGTCACAAAGGTTGCGACTAAGACACCGGGGTGGTGGCCGACCAAGGACTCAAAGCGCGGACTGTACGGGGATTACCGCAGGGCACTGCAATCAAAGTCCTTCATCAACTACAGCCTTCCGGCAATCAGGGAGGCCAGAGAGATCATTTTCTCCGTTAATGGCGGTGTCACCCACTCTAGGTCTGTACGGAACTTCGATCCCAGCGGAGCTAGGGAGAATCACGGCGACAGGCCAACCGCAGATGCCCTCTGTTGTCGTGGTATCAACCGAAGAAAAAACTCAACAACGCCGATAAGCACAGTAGAAGTGCCTCACGGCTCCATGTTGCACCGTAGGCAAATGGCTGAGAGCCGCAAACGCGAAAAGAAGTGGTGGTAAAAATGGCGAAGTGTATGGACTGCGACAAGCTGGGACGGCTGTCCAAGGCAGTTGAATATTCTCGGCGCAAGATGCAGCCCTTCAGGGAGAAGAGGCTTCATGCTATTCGCCAGTACGTTGGCAGCAACTACGGCGACTATGGCCCTAACGACAAGGTGCCCGTAAACCTCATGGAGATGGCCCTTTCCATCTACAAGAGGCAGGTTGCAGCGCGTTCTCCGCAGGTTCTTGTGACCTCGGACAACCCGCTTGCAGCGCCAGTTGCCACGAACTTCGAGCTTGCACTCAACCTGCTGCTTGATGAGATTGGCTTTGAGGAAACCCTGCACAGGTGGGTTGTTGATGCCATGTTTGCAATGGGCATCATCAAGTGCGGCATCTCCCCAGACGCTAGCTCTGAGATCATGGGCTTTACCCACGATACCGGGCAGCCGTTTGCAGACAATGTTGACCTCGAAGACTTTGTATTCGACGTTGCAGCCAAGCGTTGGGACCAGATCCAGTTCTGCGGCAACCGTTACTGCCTGCCTTACGAGGCGGTGATGGACCTGAAGATCTTTGGCAAGGCCGACGTTCAGCCGACGGGCTACTTCCGTAACACGAACGAGGGTGGCGACGAGCGGGTCACCAGCCTTACGAACGAGGGCCAGTCCTACGGCGACGAGTCCTACATGGACATGATCGAGCTTTGGGACATCTGGCTTCCCTACGAGCAAATGCTTGTGACTGTCCCTGCTGCACCTGATGGCGGGTTCGACAACACTGAAGCGCACCGAATCATTGAGTGGACGGGTCCGGAGGAAGGCCCGTACTACCGCCTTGGTTTCGGTGAGGTGCCCGGAAACATCCTTCCGACATCCCCTGCAATGCAGCTTATCGATCTGCACGACCTTTCTAACAGGGTGTTCCGCAAGCTCGGCAGGCAGACTGAAAGGCAGAAGACCCTTACAGTCGTTGCTTCAGGCGCAGAAGAGGACGGTCGCCGCATTGGCATGGCTGATGACGGGGACATGATCCGCGCTGACAGGCCTGAATCAACGCGAGAGGTCAGCTATGGCGGAGTTGACCAGAACTCGCTTGCGTTCTTTGTCCAGCTTCGCCAGATGTTCTCGTATCTGGGCGGCAATCTCGACACGATGGGCGGACTGAGCCGCGCAGCAGACACCGTTGGTCAGGAACAGCTTATCTCGCAGTCTGCCAGCACCAAGATTTCGGATATGCAGGCCGCTGTTAGCACTGGGGTCAAGCAAGTCGTTACTGCGCTTGCAAAGTACCTCTACCACGACCCGGTTGCATCGCCGCGCATCTACAAGAAGATCCCGAATACCGAGATCACTGTGAAGGCGGACTTTGGTCCCGAGGTGCGGCAGAACGACTTCATTGATTATCACATCGACATTGCTCCGTACTCGATGCAGAGCCGAAGCCCAGCAGAGCGCGTGCAAACTGTCTCTCAGACTGTGGCTAACTTCGTCATGCCGATGGCCCAGAACTTGCAAAGCATGGGCCTGACCTTTGACATGCCGGAGTTTATCGAGACTGTGGCTAAGTACAGCAATACTCCAGAGTTGCAGAACATTGTCCGGCCAATGACGGTTGATGAAGAGGACCGTCTGAAGGAACAGGCCGAGATTGCTGGGGCGACACAGGCTGGATCTGTGAAGCCTGCGCAGACTACTAGGCGTTATGTCCGGGAGAACGTGGCTGCTGGCATGTCTGGCACTGCAAGGGACGACGCAATGACTAGAATGCTGATGGGCGGCGGCAACCAAGAGGCCGAAGCGCAGCAGATGCAAATGGAGCAATGATGCCGACTTATATTTACGAAGATCCAGAAAACAACCAAGTAACGTCAGTTTTTATGACCATTTCAGAGATGGAAAAGCGCTCGGCATCCGATATGTCAATAGAGCTAGATGGTGTTCATCTCAAGCGTAGGTTGGATCTGGAAATTGCAGGGGCATCTATTGGCTCTTGCGCAACTTGGCCCATGAAAAGCGACGCCGCAGGTGTGCATCCCAGCCAAGTAGGGGACTTTACGCGAGACAGTGTCGAAAAGGGCGTGCCCACGGAGTTTGATAAGTCTACTGGGCAGGCGATTTTTACTTCAAGGCAGCATCGTGCTAGGTACTTGAAGGCTTACGGAATGTTCGACAAGAATGGTGGATACAGCGATGGCTGAAGAAGAAGACAAGGTTGAAGAGACGAAGGAATACGAAGGTCCTTTCAAGGAAATGCACTTTGATGAGCCAAATGAAGAGGATCTATACGGCATCCCTTCCGAAACCGAAGACACCGAAGATGCAGAAGGCGCCGAGGACGAGGAAGAGGCGCCCCAATTTTACGACCCTGATGACCCTGACAGAGTCGGAGAAGAAGACGCAGCGATTCCCGACGAAGTTGTCGATGTTCCTGAAGGTCTTCAGAGCGATCTAGTCGATCTTGCAAAAAAGCAGGGGCTGAGTGAAGAAGAAATCAACCGCATCGGCAACCCCGATGCGTTAGACGTTATTGTTTCCGCGCTTCAGAAACGCGCCGTCGATGCTATTGCCGAGGACGCTGAAGAACAGAAGAGCGATGCGGCTGTTCAAGAGATTGAGCAGTCAAGAGAGCAGCTTACTGCGATCGAGGAAATGAACCCCGAAGATCATTTCGATCCTGTAGCTGCCAAGGCAATCAAGGCTTTGAAGGGTGAGCTTGACCGTATGCGCGGCGAGCTTGCAAACATTGGAGGGGTTGCAATCGCAGCCCAGTCCGAACAAGACCTCTCGGTTATTGCAAAGCAGTACCCGGAGATCCTTGGGGATGGGCCTACTAAGAACCTCGTCCCCCACTCGGACTTTGTCCGGAACCGAACGCGGCTGCTTGATGAAGTCAGCGTGTTGCGTGCCGGGTACCGGGCTGCCAACAAGGCGATTCCCGAAGACAAGGACTTGTTTGCCAAAGCGTTCCAAAGCGTTTTTGGATCGAAGATCAACGAAATTGAACGGCAGAGATTTTCCAAGAAGGTCAAGGCACGCGAGAAGCAGTTCATTTCAAGAGCCACCAACAATCGCAACCTTCCCAAGAAGGGCCGCGATAGGGCTGTTGCAAATGTTGCTGCGATGATGCGTGACAAGGGCATGTTGGAAATCGAACCCGACACGTTTGAATGAAATGAGTTAAACCATGGCCTCTCTTCAGGCATCAGACATTGCTGATCTGATTACGACGACCCAGAAGGATCTGGGCCGTATGAAGTGGACCGACATCTCCTATTCGCTTCAGGAGCATGTCGCCCTCCCCATGATTCTCCAGAAGGAGAAGGTTTCCTACCAGTCCGGCAACGCCCTTCAGTGGAACGTGCAGACTGGCACCAGCGGCGCTGCCCGGGATACCGGTCTGTACGCGGTGGACAACGTCAACGTCTCGGATGTCATGCAGACTGCAACGGCACCGTGGCGTCACATGACCACCAACTACGCCATTGAGCGGCGCGAGATTGCGATGAACCGGACCCCGGCTCAGATCGTCGATCTCGTCAAGATTCGTCGCCACGACGCGATGAGTTCGCTTGCTACTCACATGGAGCAGCGGTTCTGGGGTGCCCCCGGCGCTTCCGAAACCGATCGCCTCTATGGCATCCCGTACTGGATCACCTACGGATCCGGCTCGGCCAACGGTGGTTTTGCTGGCGGCGACCCCGCCTACACTTCGGAAGGAACCGGCGCTGGTAACCTCGCGTCCGCTACCTACCCGAACTGGCAGAACTGGGTTTCGACCTACTCTTCCGTCACCTCGGACGACCTTGTCCGTCGTTGGCGCAAGGCTGCTACCTTCACCAACTTCAAGCCCCCGTCGCCCCACCCCGATTACATGGGCGGTGCGTCGAACTACGGCTTCTACACCAACTACAACGTCATTGGCCCCCTCGAAGAGCTTCTTGAAGCTCAGAACGAGAACCTTGGCAACGACGTTGCGTCCAAGGACGGCCAGCTTCTCTTCCGTCGGACCCCCGTCATGTGGGTTCCGCAGCTTGAGAACGCAACTGGCGATCCGGTCTACGGCATCAACTGGTCTTCGCTCCGGCCCGCGTTCCTCGCTGGCGAGTACCTCCGCGAAGAAGGCCCCTCGAAGGCTTCCAACCAGCACACCGTGTTCCTCAGCCACGTTGACCTGACCATGAACCTGATCTGTTACAACCGCCGTGCGAACTTCCTGCTCGCCACTGGTTCTGACATCTCCTAATAAGTAGGAAGGAACACACAAATGACGAACTACGTTCAGTACCGGGAAAGCCCCGATACGACGACTGGCTCTAGCCCGATCATTTGGGCTGACTGCCCGGTGGCCGAGCTTGAAGGCGGCAAGGGCCTCCACTACTTCGAGGACTTCGTGAGCGGCGGTGCTATCGCTGTTGCTTCCGGACCCGTTGGCGCCTTTCTTGACGCTGGCTCGACTCTCACTTTCGCTAACGAGCAGAACGGCGCAGTCGTTCTCACCGAAGCGACTGACAACGAGGCGGTCTACGTCTTTGGCGCTCCGGCGTTCAAGGTCACCGCTGGTGGTGGCAAGTTCTGGTTCGAGGCTCGAATCAAGACCAGCACCATCACCACGAATGAGCAGGCCTTCTTCTGTGGCCTGATGGACTCGACCGCTGTTTCGGAGACGGTGCCCCTGACCGCGACCGGCGCTCTGGCCGACGTTAACTGTGTCGGCTTCCACAAGCCGGAAGCTAACACCACGGCGTTCGACTGCTCTTACAAGGCCGATGGCGTTACCGCCGTCGAGGTCAACTCCGATGTTGGCACCCTTGCCGTTGACACCTACGTCAAGCTCGGTATGCGCTTTGACCCCAAGGACAACGTGCTTCGGTTCTTCATCAACGGAGTCGAGCAGACCAGCACCAAGACCATTCCGGCTGACACCGGAACTGACTTCCCTGCTGACGTTGCCATGAAGTTTGTCGTTGGACAGCTTCTCGCCAACTCCGCCGCCGAAACCATCACGATGGATTGGATTCGCGTGGCGCAGGAGCGGGCTTCTTAAGTCTTCTCTTCCCCTTCGCGACCCCGCGCCCCACGTTCTCCGGGCGCGGGGTCTTTTTATTTACATGTCTTGCATGTATTTGCCGACAGGACGGTGCGACGAATCCGTGGCACCGTGAGTCGGGTCAGTGGTTAGACGCGGCATGGGCCGAGGTGGTTCGAGAAACTTCTCCAGCATGATGTCAAACAAGTCAACAGCCTTGATACCGCGCTGTTTTGCAAGAAGTTTGACAGCAGAATAAGTCTCCTCGCGAACACGAACACTCACTGTCTCTGCCTTACGTCTCATCGCGAACCACCATACTTCCTGTTCATGTATCTCTGAACGTCTGTCGAAGCGTTATCTACACGGCGCTGACCCACAGGCTTTCTTCGTGCTTCACGCTTGTTGTCGGCCCGTGCCTTCAAATCTCTCATGCTGATTCTAAGCTCAGGGTACATAGCATTGTGAAGCGCCACTATCTCTCTCGCAGTCTTCATGTCCCGAACAGCATAATACGTTGCAGCCTCGTCCTTGACACCGTCAATCAGCCGCATGACTGCCTGCTGGTGTGCCCACGCAGCACTGATTTCCGTTTCTTCCATAGTACGGAAACCACACATCTTTTTGAACGTGAACTCAACAGTTGTGTTGAACTGGAACTCGCCCTGACTATTGAAGTAGGGGCGGCCAGAAGCCTCCATGTCCTGCGTTGCATCAAGGTAGTCACACATGCTGTTCCATGCGTCAGGGATAAACCTGATCTGGTTTAGGGCTGGCGACGTATCCAGAATGCTCTTGAAGATGCGCTCAGGGGTGCTGACAGGAACGGCGGTCTTTTCCGTCAGATCGGTTGCAAGCCTGATGCCGCTGGTTCCTGCCGGACCTAAGAACTGGTTGCCCAAGATTTCAGCAAAGTTACGACCATAGGGCCTGTCAAGCAGTGCAACCGATCCACTGATGTCAATATCAAGCAGGCCAGCAAACATGCCATGTGCGACAGTGTTGGCTATAGCTCGCGAGCCAGTCAATTCCTCCAGATACAGGCGGAATTCTTCAACGTCATCTCGTCCCGTAGGTGTTCCGTACCTCTGGCACGTTTCTGGGAATGCCGCGCAGAACCCACTCTTGCCGATCTCATAGAACGCAAGGGGCACGAGACCTCGCACGCCACCAAGAAGGAACTGCATTGCTGCAAACCGGGAAAATGCACCCATTCCTGTGGTGTTGTACCCGGCCTCTTGGTCTACGCGACGGCCACGGTGGAGCATTGCATGTGCAAGCTGCACCTGATTTACCAAGAATCGCTTGAACTGGAAAGCGGTTGCAGCAATAGGGCTGCGCAGGAAGTAGGGCTGCGTTGTTCGCGTAAAGGCGTACTGTGTCATTGCAACGCCACGCACCATTGCAAACTCTGCGGCTTGGGTGTCAGACATCCCGAGCTTGCGCTTTGCATGGTCGAACATAGCCAAGAACGCAAAGTTTTGGTTTCGAACTTCAGAGCGCACTTCATACGGGACGTAATTCAGCACGGCACGGCCAGCACGCTGTGCCGAGCGCAACGCCTTGACGCCCGAAACGCCTCCGCCCATTGGCGCGTCTCGGTACTTGCTACTGTCTGCACTCGGTCCAAACTGCTTGAGAATCCGACGGCCTTCCTTGCTGTTGTACAGAGTGATGGCACGAGCAAAGCCAACCTCACCAACAATAGGCCAAACGGTTTGCAGAGGCTGCAAGCTATTGACAACGTGCTGGCGAACGGTCTTCAGCTTGGTGAGATAGTGGAAGGAACGAACAAGGTGCAAGAAGCGCCTTGTTGGCCTGTGCCCCATTTCCCAGTTCACGCGCAGTAGGCGCATGAGCGCATTGGGCTTATCCGTAGCGCTACCAAACATAGCTTCTAGGCTGCTATCCAGCCACTTCTCGACTGGGCCAGCGTGTTCGTCGCTTGCTGGGTAGATAATGTAGCTAGCCATATCCTCAAAATGCTTTGCCCAGTTGTGCAGCCCCTGCGCACGCATTTCGTCAACACGCGGGAAAACGATCTTTCGAACATCTTGCGCCAGCATGTAACGGCGGTGCGCACGCCGCTGCATCTGCCAGACGCGCCAGAAGTCAGTCGAATACCCCTCTTTGCCAGTACGCTGAAGCATGGCGCCGTAGAAGGGGTTCTTGGACGATCTGGTGCCAACAATGCCCCGTGTTGCGTCGAAGATCTCTTGACTGGTCAGATCTCCTGCCTGAGCAAGCTCGTCAAGGAGCATTGCGTGCTGCCTACTACTCAGGCGAACGGCCACATCACTGGGAACAGCGATACGCGGCAATGCAGCAACAACAATCTTGCCGTCCTTGCGCAAGGCATCGTTGTTGTTCTTGTTGGCGTCCTCTATGTTCTTGACCATGCCAGCAGCGTCAGCCTGCGTTGCTGCATGTCCGGTCACAACAAGCGCGTCGTACCTAGCCTGATATTCAGTTTTACCGCTGGCACGCGCTTTCAGGTACTTCTCTTCATCAATGTAGCCAACTTGATATTCACCAAAGAATGCGTGGTGAATGTGTTCGTACTGATGACCCCAATCGTCAGTGTAAAGCAACTTTGCAAGTGCGCTGGCAGCGTCACCTGCTTCGTTGTCCGCAGTTTTGAGCAGTCTGTTGCCATCAGAATCGATGATGTAAGTGCGGATCTTGGTCGGATCACCACTGCGTGGCAACCGCTTCAGTTCCCAAGGCTTCTGTCCCTCTGGCAAAGCATCATTGGCTGCGTCAACGATGTCCTGAAGCGTTTTGCTAGCACCGCTGTAAACCCTATGAATAACGTCGCGCTTACTGCGCAAGATTTCTAGGCGCATGTCTTCGCCGCGAGCCTTAAAGTGCGCCAAAGCCCTACGAACCTTGGGAGGCAGATTCTTAGTCTCTTCGTTCGTGTCCACCTCGGAAGGGGCCACGCGGACCTTGTCCATAAGCTCGAAGAACTTTTCGCCCTTGTTCTTTCTGTATTCTCTAGGGAGACTGTCCCAGTATCTGCTGTCAGCGTCGTCCTGCTCAAGCTCGATGCGTCGATGCACAAGTTCCGCGTTAGTGAGCTTTGTTGCAGCGTCCTTCACAACACTCACAGTGCTGTTTGTGGCCGTGAACAGAATGTTGCCCACATATGAACGCCTTGCCTTAAGGTCGTCCTTTCTGGTTTCGACGAAGAACGTGTTTTCAAAGTCGCTTTGAATCTCGTCTTCGACATCCAGACCAATAAGCCTGTTTGCAGATGCAAGGACGGAGTTCCCCAGCGGGGTGTCAGGGACTTCATCCGGGTACTGACCATCTTCCACGGTGGTGTCATTGCTTTCGCCATCACGGTTCAATGGCATGGGGCGGAAGTCGATTGTGTATGCGCCGCTTTCTGAGTCTTCAACATCCACCCGCGCAGCATCTGTGAGTTGGTAGATATCCAGAGGTGCGCCGGTGCCAGTCAAAAGACTGTCAAGAATGCCATGGTCAGTGGAACCGCCTTCGTCGCTAAGTGCAGTTGCATACTGCCGATCACCGCTGGTAAAGAACTTTCGGATAGCCCTTAGGCGGTTAGCTTGTGGCCCAACAAGGTTGCTGTGCCGGTACATCTTCTTTCCGGCAGCGTCCTTGTCTGGGCTTACCATTGCAACGCCAGAAACAATCTCGCCAGCTTCGCTTGCATTAATAGCGTCTGCGATTTGTGCGATGAGAATATCAGGCACGGGTGGGCGCGTAACCTTGGCGCTTTCTTCTTCCGCCTTGAAAGCTCTAGCCATTTGCTGTCGGCGCACCTGACCCTTTTCGTTTGTAGGCACACTCAGGATTGCTGCCCTATCACCACCAACTGTCAGGGGCGGAGCAGCAAACGAGTCCCTAACTTGATCGACAAGTTTGGGCATACCGGCTTTCTTGAACTTGGCAAGCTCTTTAAGCCCATCCTTAGTTACCTTGTCAGGGTCATCGGCAATGTCTTGTTCATCGAAGGCAGAGATGGCAATAAACCGAAGCGACTCTGTGCTTGGATCATATTCGTATGCAACAGGGGTTGGCGGAAGGTTAACCATCCACAGTTCGTCAAGCTGCTGACCGTGTGCGAACGCAATGCGCGATATTCCCTTTTGCACCGCGATCTTCATGATCTGCTTGGCAAGAAGACCGTACAGGCCGCGCTCATGGTGGTCCTTATCAAGCAGCGGCAGGGGCGGCATTCCCGGGGTATCCATAGCAGGAAGCACCTGAGTGCGCATTGCTCCGCCGACTTGATTAGCTGCACTATGGGCAGTGCTTGCCGGGTCACGGGCAATAGACTTGTCGTTCAGCCCAATTGCAATCGGAATCAGCGCGTCTCCGACTTCACTGACATCGATGCCTAGCTCGTCTGCAATGACTTCAGCTTGGGCCAAAGACATATTGTAGGCAACGCCAGTTTCCATATTCATTACGGAAACGACTTCGCCGTGCGTGACTATACGCATCTTCTTTCTGTCAACGTATGTGCTTTGGACGCCGTCTTCGCGGCGAGGGTCCATGCCGTAAAGGCCACGGTCCTTCATGTAATCACTTTGCATTTCACCGACAAACAGCACATCATTGCCGTCAGCATCAGTTCTGATGTCATATCTGATGTGACCAGCAAGGTTCGTTCGGATTTGCGTCGGAGTGAACTTAACATCAAGGTCAGACTCAACCAAAAGCGTGCCTCGATCGGCCCGCACAAGCCCAAAGTGCGAGGACTTGTAGGTAGTGGTTGTTCCAAGCCCATAGGTTGTAAGCATAACCTCGGTATACTCACGGGCTTTGGCCGACGCAGGAGACATCTTTTTCGTGGGTTTATCAAACCAATGATTTGCGTACTTGGGCTGCACCAAATGCTTGCCAAAGTCGGGGGACTCGGTGTCTGCCAGAGCGTTTATTAGCTCCCCAAAAAGACCCGAAAAAGTTCCGCCAGTAAAGTACGCATTGGCACGGCGAAGATTATCGAGATCGATTTCGTGCGTAGACTTGTAACCGTCCTTTGCAAGAACCACTATGCCTGTGTCAGAATCTGCGCTTCTGTCAACAAAGTCAGTGCTATTCTTGGGCGCAAACTGAGCAACCATGCCTGCGTTGGCTGCTGTGAAGCTAATCTCAATTTGATGTGGCCTATTAGTATTTGGGTCGATCAGGGTTTCGGTGCCAAATCGACTATCAAGATCTTCTACATTCAACTGGCCGCCAAACTCGTTTAGTAGCTCGCCATCTAGGTTGCCATGCAACACAAAGTCGTTGCCAAGCAAGCTAACTACATCAGGCATGTTAAGTGTCAAACGCTGATTGCGATTCCGCTCCACCAGCTTGTCATTTATTTTCAGAGATGTGAAATCATCATACTCGCCACCCTTTGTGCGTGTACGGACATAGAAAGTGGTTTCGAGCGTGTAACGAAGCTCCGGCTTCCTGTTCTCACTAAACTCAAACACGATCTTGGGGTCCGTCATACGAGCCGTCATGCGAATCTCGTAATCAAGGTCCACGCCCATTTGTTCGGTCAAATGCTTAGTGAGGGCTTTTCCAGTATCAGTGCTGGCGATTTCTTCCTTTGTCAAAGTCATGGAATCAAAACGGCCAGCAACAAGCTGCGCAAAGTGATCGTTAGTTCCATCGAATATGTCTGCTACAGGGGCCTTCACACGAACCCCCATTTCGAAGCGTTGATCTCCTGATTGCAGCGCCGATTGGGCAACTTCCGTAGCAGCGTGCTGCTTAATTACTGGAGCAGTTGCAAACAGGAAGGTGTCAACTTCCTCTTTAGTTGCACGCACAACCTTTGGTTGCTTGCCGTCATTTTCCGCAGTGCGCCGTGCAACAATCTCGTCAACAAAGTGGTTCCAGTTGCGCCAATCAGCCTCTTGCTTGAGAGAGGCAGTGAAGTTTCGCTCGACATCCTGAATAGGCGTGCCCTTTTTGCCGCTGTACTCAGGCCTCCTGAGGAACCGCGCTAGCGCAGTTTGCATTGGCCTGACAGCGGGGGGCATCATTGTCGTTCCCGCAACAGTCTTGTCGGTATCGTCAAGATCCCTGTTCAGGGTGGGATTGCCATCGCGAGTGATCGTTCTTTCAGACTGCCGCAGATCAGCAAAAATCTGCTTGTAAATCCTTGCGGCCTCAGCTTTCTGTCGAACAGAAAAGTCAGATTCGCTTTGTGCTTCGAGGCGCTTAAGCAGTTCAAAGTTCTTCGGACCAAGCCTTTGCTCTACAGTCTGACGCAGCCGCAAAACCTCAAGCAGCTTTTGGACAAACCGAATAAACGGCCCGGGCGCCTCTCGAAGCAGTTCATCAATGACGGCACTATCTGCGTGGATGAACTCGATAATTCTTTCAGCCAGCATCGCTGGCCCTTCAACCGCCAGCATCCAATCATCAGGCTTCGACGCAGTCTGCTCGCCGGTACTGTCGCTTTGCAACTGACGTGCTTCGTAAGCAGCGGACCATGAGCGAAGCGCCTTTTCCATCGCCTCAGGTGCAATGCGCTGAAGCGCCTTGAACAGACGGGCTACATCACCCGGCTTGGCTTCGCCCTGCCAAGTGTGAACAAGCTCATGCAGCAGGACGGCCTCCATTGGGACCGTTCCGCTGTCTGCGCGAAGGGCAATAGCGTTCGGGTTGCGGTACTGGCCCGCAGTCTTGCCTTCTCCGCCCTCGTAAAACAGAACCGATACACCAAGGCCCTTGGCAAATTCGGCTGCTTCGAGTTCACGTTCGTTTTTGGGAGATGTCCCGATTTTAACATCAATGCCTTCAGTTTCGATCAAGCCCAATGCGGCGAACACCAAGCCCAGTTCTTCGTTGCTAAGGGAGTCAATGTCCCCGCCAAGACGCGCAGGAGCAGCCCCCTTGGCCCGGTCCTTCGCAGATCGGTCTTGAGGGAAGAGCAGGCTGGCTTGCGGAACAACTTCAATCAACTTGTCAAGAACACGCTGCCCGTGGTTAACTTCCTCAGGCGCTTCCGCCGCGTCTTCACGAACAGAAGAAGCCGTGTTTGCAGAACGCTGGCGCTGCTGCTCACTCTTTTCTGAAGCGCGTGTTGCATTTGCAAAAGCGCGACGGATGTTTTGCGTCAGGTTCTTTCTTTGAAGCTCTGGGTCCGGCCCTGCCTCTTCCGCAGCAGGGCCTGCTGCCGCCTCGACAACTTCACGCTCTAGCTCTTCGGCTTCTGCGTTGCTAATTTCAGTTTCTTCAACAGGTACGACTTCTTCCTGTCGCGGCTCCTGCACCTCTGGCTCAGGCTCTTCTGTCACAGGCTGTTCGGTAATGGTGGGTTCGGTTCCAATCTCTACCAGCGTGCCTGCGGGATCTTGCGGTGCCTGTTCTGTTTCCACACGCGAGGCTTCTGCATCTGCCTCTTGAGTTGTGTCGATTTCAGGCAGCGTTGCGACATTCGATTGCACTGCGGCCCAGAAGCGAGCGCGAGCCTGTCCACTATTGGACTTGTGCTTGCGATTGAAAAGAGTCTCCATTTCCGACCGAGAAGGAGGGCTAGGTGCTTCTGCAATGCTTCGTGCCAGTTCGGGGTTATCGAGTACCCATTCACGCAATTCCATGTTTGCCAGTGGGTCACCACCAGCAAACGCAACGTCTGCCTCAAGAGTGCCGCGTGCGTCCTCACGCAACTGCCGCTTGTCAGTAACCTCAGCCTTCTCGCCCAGCTTTTGACGAACAGCGGGGGGCCGCTCGGGTTCTGTCTGTTGCAAAGCCCGAACGTCGGCTTCTTCCATCTGCAAGCCATGTCTGCGGGTCAGCGCAATGCGTGCTTCAAGGGGAGTAACCGGGCGGTTGATGTAACCAACACCATTTGTGCCAGTCGCTGTAATCCTCAGATCTTTAACGTCTTCGCCAATCGCAACCTCAAAGCCACTTGCGGCAACTTGGGCCAGCTCTTGATCTGAGAACTGATCGAATGAGTCCTCTACGTTCTCAACGAACTCAATCGACTTTTGGTATTCCTCCGCTCGCTTCTTCTTTTCCTTGAGGCTCAACTCGCCAAGCTGGGCCAAAACTTCTTGCTTGCTCGGCTTCTTGTCGGTGATTCCAGCGATAACGCCAGCAGGCGCATCCATGACGGCGCCGACACCAGCAATGAGAGCGATCTGATTCCAAGTTTCAGGGTCACCTTCAATCAGCCGGTCAAACATGGACTCTTCATCGCGGCTGTAGGAAATGAGCGCGTCAGCGACTACTTCCTCAATGACCTCTTGCGTTGCGCCGGTAGCACCTGCCACCAAGCCCTTGCGTGCAATGCGAGCAGCCGCATAGGTCAAATGCTTCCGGAATCCCGGAATCTTCTCAAGCACGAACTTGCCAGCGATGTACTCAGTTGCAGCCGTGACGGTGTATGCAGTGGCTGCCTCCATGTGGGCCTTAGCCAGAGCCTGTTCGACTGAGTAGCCATTTGCTACCGCATCTTCGTAGCCGTCGATGAACTGGCGACCACCAACCTCTGCTGCGCTTGTGATTGCAAAAGTCGTTGCACGAAGCCGAGCCTGCCGCTTAATCGCCTTCTTGACCATGGCCTGAGACAGAGTCTGGCCACCAGACGTAACAGGGGCACTAGATCCGCCCGTTACAATCGCCAGCCCAAGCTCGAAGAGGGTGGCGGGTGCTTCCCGTGCCGCCTCCGTCATAAGCTGGAACAGGTAGGCCCGCTCATTCAGCGGCGTCTCATCAGCAGTATCGACATAGCCAAGGAACTTCTGGCTCTGGTTGACCTGCATTGCTGCGTCGATGTTGTACGTCGGGTCCAAGAACTGGGCACCATCAATGCCCACGGCATCAAGTCCGGAGATAGCGGACTGCGTGACAAACGCAATGCTGCCACGGGTCGCAGAAACCATTTCCCGTGAGCCGTCCATAACGGCGTCGTAGAGGCTTTCTCCCAGACCGGGGTGCCTGACTGACAAAAACCCTGAAAGGTCGTGTAGGCCCTTTCTAGGGCTTCTCATGGAAAGCAGGGACTTGCGGGCGCTCTCCATGGCCTGCTGTGCGTATGCGTTGGCCTTGTCGCGCTGCACACTGACCGGCTCATTGCCGTACAGGATGTCAACCAGACCAGTATAGAACTCACCATATGCACCACTGATGTTAGTAATAAATCCACCAGCATCAGCATTAAGCAGGGATGAGAACGCATCCTTCATGGCGTAGTGCGTGCGGCCCAGAACTTCTTCCACACCCGGTGTGGTAAAGAACTCTCCGTCAACACCACGCTCAACCTGCCTGCGGCCAAACTGGGTTTCGACGCCAAGCTGCCGACGCTCTTCCATCCGCTCCAGATCTGCGAGCGTTGGCGTCCTGCCCTCTGGGGCAACCATCATGCCGCGCTGCGCGGTTGCAATCCTTGCAAACGGGTCTGCCGGGGCCTCAAGGGCAGGTTCACGATCCTGACCACGTTTTCTGGCTTTTGTGAATCTTTCTTCAAATGCCTTCTCAAACTCCTTCGGGTCCACCCCCTCAGGAACTGGCGGCAGCACACGACCCGTAGGGCCAGCACCCATTTCGGCTCGCTGCACTTCAAGCATCCCAGCCGTTCGCTCAGGCAAATCCATGGGACTCTGGTTGTATTCGACCGGAGTGAGGTTGGCCTTGTCTCCACGCTCTCTCTGGTTGCGAATCACATCCGCTGCCGTCATTGGCTTGGGCTGTGCGGCGGGCGGTGGCTCCTCGTCTTCGACAGGGATCTCCAGCCCTTGCTGCTGCATCACCGTGTTTCTATAGGCACGCACCTTGTCGTAGAAGTTGGGTTCACCGCGCTTTATATGCGGGAACCGCGTCTCTACCATGACGAGTGCTTTTTCAAGGGCCTGCTTTTGTGCCCGCTGGTATTCGAGGTTCGCCTTCTGCCTTGATCGAATCTCGTCCTGTGTCTCTTGCGGACTAGGCGGCTTCGGCTCTTCAATGCCAACGCGAACAGGCTGCTCCAGTGGCTCTTCCGGAGTTCCGGAAACTACTGGCGCAGGCTCTGGCGCGGGCTGAGTTGTGGGGGTGGCGGGAAACTTCTTCGCAAGAAGACCTTCAAACAGTTCTTTTTCGTTCATCGCAACTCTTATCAGTTAGCGGAATTAGTTTCTGGGGCCAGAATACCCCATGTATCGTGTATATGCGTCGAAGACTTGCTCGAAATCTTCTGGGTCATCAAAGAAATCAGCGGGATAAAGCTGAATGAGTTGGCCCATGATCGTGCTTGCTTCTTCAGGCGTGTAGCTGCCACGGGCACTACCCCTTGCTGCAACACTTGCAAGAACCCTGCCTTCAGAGGGGCTGTAGTACGCGAAGTTTGGATAGAGGTCGGGCGATATTTGCATCAGTTCATCTGAGCTACGAATGACCGGCAAAGATCTACCGTAGAAAGCACTGCCGGGTTGCGTGATAGTGTAAGCCTCGTACTCAACCTTGTTGCCTTCGTCGGTTGTGTAAACAACAACATCACGCCCTTCAGCGATAGCAGGCTCAAAGGCAGCTATGGAGTTTTCGTATGGAGCCGCACGCTGTTGATCCAGAATGTTTCGTCTGCGCAGATACTCTTCAGATTCTCGCTGTACGCGCAGAGCAAGTTCGAGCTTACGTTCCCGCTCCTGCCTTCCAGCTTCAGAATTAGGGTCAGTTGGCACCCTTAGAAGTCTTTCAAGGTCTTGTTCAGAGAGATCTAGTGCAAAATCTCCAAGAACCTCAAGTGTGCGCCCAGCCAACACATCTTCGGCAGTAAGAGTCAAATCCACATCAGGATATTCTGCGGCCAACCCTTGCATTGCAGCGAGCTGTTCGGGAATCGTTTGGTTAACGAACGTGTCGTATTCGCCAACTTGCTTTGCGTGGATTCTTGTGTACTCGTCCTGCTCAAACTTCATCCGGGCCTTTTCGTCTTCCGCCTGCTTCTTGAGCGCAGCTTCATTGGGCGCATCCGGTCCCGAAGTTGCAACAGCCAAAGTCGCAGAACCGGGCGGGAAATACGCAGTGCCTTTATGAAGCAACTTTGCTTGGTCTGCCGTAGCTGGGGCGGGGTACAGAGTATTGCCTAGTGCGCGAGTGGGGATCTTGGGGCCAGCCGGACCCGCCCCTTCAATACGCGCATACGCAGTGCCGTCACTATTCGCCCCGTACACAAGGCCGCCAACCGGGTTGCTGAAAGTGTACTGCTGTGGCGATTCAACAACTGGGGCAATATCTGTAGGCTCTTCGCTTACAACGCCAGCAATCGCATCTGCTGCCGCGTTCCTAGTTTCGATTTCTGCTTTTAGAATGTCTTGGAACTGTTCTGGCGTAACAGGGAATCCTAAGTCTTCCTGCTTTTGAGCAGTTGCTTGGGCTGCATTGAAGGCACTTTCAAAGTCACGGATCTGTTCCGCAGCGGCTTTCCTAGAAGCAGCCGCTTCCGCCTCTTCCGCAATCATCCCCTGTCTTTCAAGCTGGGCGCCAATATCGCCAAGGCTAGGAATGCCAGCAGCCAGCGTTGCACGACGCTGCTGAACGGTTTCGATAGCTTGTCGGCGCTCGCTTTCTGTCAGCGAAGCATCCTGCTCAATAGCCCTTCGGTCTGATTCAAGCTGGTTGTAAAGCTGGGTAAACTGGCGAGCTTCAGGAGTGTCTAGCTGGCTGATAGCGCTTGCTGTATCGCCAAGCACATTAATAGCTTGCTGGCTACCCGGGTCTTCAGGCGTGCCAAGAATGGATTGCCATGTTGCTTCTGAAAACCCTCTCCTGACATCTGGCGAGATCAAGCGTGTGCGGGCACCGCCAACCATCGCTTCTTGCGTTGCAAACTGGGCCTCTTGGCCGCGCACAGTGACAAAGATGTCGTCGGCAGGACTGGGGGGCTGGGCCGGGGCAGCGGGCGCACGCCTCTGCCTGCGCTCCTCGCGCCTTTGCTCAAAGCCTTCCCTGCGTTCCTGAATGCGCTCTTGGATCTGCTCCTGCTTTTCAAAGCCCTTTTCTCGCAACTGCTCACGGCGCTCTTCGATGAGAGCAGCGTCATCCTGCGGCTGCCTAAGCTTGTCACCAAGTTCTTCAGACCGTTCGCGTGACTCTGCAATACGCCTCTGGTATTCCTCCGCACGCAACCTCTGGTCTTCTTGGAAAGAAGTTTCCTTGCGGATCGGCTCTTCGTCTTCGGGCACAAGGCCGGTCATGGTCGGTGGAAAAATGCTCATGTTGCATCCAGTTAAGCGATGTAGGTTCCGTCAGCGACGAGAGTCGAACCAGCAACCGGCAGCATCATGTTGCCGCCCATGACGTACTGGTTGAAGAACGTCTGCATTTCGCTGCCGTAGTTGTTGGTGTAGGCAAGCGTGAATCCATCGCGGAGACGGAAGTCATTCTCGCCGCGAGTGATTACGATTGAAGGCCCGCCGTCGTAAAGCTGGGTGGGTTCAGCCAGAATCAACTCGCCAACAATGAGCGAGCGGTCAGCTTGCAAGGCCGTGCTGAAATCGATTGCAAACCTGAGGTCTTGCGGAACGACCTTTTCAGACAGATCGATAACGCCAGTCAGGTTGGTCCAGCTTGTAGTGATGTTGGTGCTAGAGAAGTCCAGCGACAACGAAGAAGCAGACAGCCGGGAGGAAGTCCCATTCCAGAGAGCAAGCCGGATCACGCCACTGGTGATGGTGGTTGTGACAGCCCGCAGGTTGATGGAATACACATACGAGCGGCCAGAGTAAACCCTAGAGGTAGTTCCGTCCGTGTGGCCCATCCTCTGAAAAGCCGTGTGCTTGTATGAGTTGTTACCATTGAACTGGAGGTTGTAGGTGCCACGGCTGCCGAACGTCGTCGTGGTGCGCTGCGCGTTGTCGGACAACGCCCCGCCTTCGCCACCGTTCGTGGTAGCAAGGTCGGTCCCAGACCCACCCAGAGTGAACTGGTTGAGGGTGGTGGCATCAGACCAGCGGTCAAACCCACTGTTGCGCAGAAGGTTCGTGCCGGTTGTAGCCGCGTTGCGCCTGCCACTAACAGCCGAGTAGTTGTCTGAGGCAGTGACTGGAATGTTGGTGTTTGCAGCGCTGCCAGACGGCCAGTTGGGGTCGTAGTTGCTGTACTTGCGGCTGCCAGTGATCGTAAAAAGTTCTCGCCCCGGCTCAGGGCCGTAAGAAGCATCCTTGGTGCATTCGATACGCATGGTTTCTGCGCGAATGTTCTGGCGCTTCTTGCTAGGCCCACCAGCCATCCACTCAGGTGCATGGTTGGAAATAAGCACAGTCCCGACGTTGGAAGTGTTAGTCAGTCCGTCAAGGCCAGCGGAGAGCGTTCCAGCACTAATGGTGTTCTCTTCAACGTACACACCTTGGCGCTTCATGTCCTTGACCAAAAGCGTCATTGCTTCTGACAGGGTGCTGGGGCTGAGTCCAAGCCCGTCGCGGATCGTTTCCATGACAATCCGATGGGCAGTCCGGCTAATCTCGCGGTCGAGCGTAGCAAGACCCTGAGAGAACGCATCTCGGCCTTCAACGAGCGATGCAATGTGGTCCGAGTCTGCGGTGGTAAACTCATCATCAACGTCGTCAATCTCAGTGACAACGTCGTCTCTAAAAGCGTTATGCACCTTTGCAAGCTGGAACAGCCTGCCAATGCGCATGAAGAAGGCACCTGATCCGGACGATCCAGTAAACGTGATTGCCATGCTTAGATTCCCAAGACCGTCAGAACGATGTCTGAGTTATGAGCAGCGAGAGCTTGCAGCTTGTAGCCCGCCATGTTGATATGAACGTCGTCGATGTAAAAAGTGTGAGTTGTTCCGGCAACTACCGTGGTGTGCCAGAGCAGGTGAGCGTTGGATGCGGCACCCTTCTTGGTGTCGTCCGGGACGGCATAGACAGAGATGGACCTGTCGTGGCTAGTGTTGCTGTTGCAGGCTACAAGCGCCACAATCCTTGAGCCGATCTCAACCTCTTGGATTGAGTCGGTCAGCCCAAGCTGCGAAATAATCTTGGCCTCACTTGCCATAGGGCACCTTCTTGTTCAATGCCTTCCGTCGTCGCTCACAAGCAGAACACTTCTTGAAGCCAAAAAACCGAGCGACTTTCTCAACTGTGTCCCCTAATCCTTCGGACTTTTTTGGCGCTGCTGGGAATATTTTACTGGACTCCCGTGCCATCTTTTTTTGTTGGCACTTTTGGCAACCTTTCTTTCCCTGCTGCTTGGACAGCACCTTCACCACATCTTGAATGTGGGAGTTCTCTTCGTTCTCCTGTGTGAACTGGGTGCATTTGCCGCACTGCTGCCACACCGGCGTGCCGTTGAATAGCTTCAACGAGCAGGAGCGCGGCTTAGGATCCGCCTCGTCCCAATCACTGCTGTGCTTGCACTGTGAATACAGCTTTTCTAGCTCGTTGACATTCATATGAGGTCGCATAGCTCCCAAGGGTTGGGCAACTCTGGGAAGTAAATCCAGTCGCTGCATTCTCCGGGAATAGTGAGGCTGCTCGGGCCAACGACGCCTTGAGGAATATCCGTGTTTATGGCACACGCAGGCGGGGTGGTCGTCCAAGGCCCCCAAGGGTTGTAAAAATTATCATCAACCTGATTGCAGCCACACTGCACTTTTCCTTTGCAAGTCGTGTAGCCGCAATACTTGTCGTACACAATCGACCCGTAGTCTGGATCGGTGGGGTCGGTTACAGGTGTCCCTTTGTACACGACAACGCTAGTTACTGCGATCCAGTTGCCTACTTCGCAGGCTGGCTCAAGATCGTCGGGGCTGCAATCGTTGTCGCAGCTACACGAAAGATTTTGCCAGCCCTGTCTTACGGATTGAGACGGCCACTCCGCAGTCCAACTAAGCGTGAGATATAGGGCGCCATCAGGTTCGCCAAAATCTGTTTCGAATGCTCCCTCTGGAACTACACGCGAGTAGACACCGCAAGACGTACTAAACCCTATCGCGTCGTTCGCATCATCACAGCGGCTGTAGTTATTGTTACAGTAAAGAGTTTCTGGACACGTTGACGTTTTCTCACAGGACCAATAGTTGTCTAGGCAAAACGGCCCACCCTTCCGCCTTGCAAACCAAAGTACGGAACTGGTTACTGCTGGAGCTTGGTTTGTAACCATCGTGTGTGTTGGCGTGCTGACGTATGGCCCCTGACCAGTCTGGTCATTGGGGCAGCAAGACCCATACGCGACACCCCATATGTCTCGGCCGCAATATGCACCGCAAGGGCAACTGTTTTGCCCGCACGTTGGAACTGGGGTAATCAACCCATATGGATCAACGCTCATTTTGGAAAGGTTTATGCCACAAAACGTGTCAACTGCTTCAGCAGCTTCGAAATACTCAGGTGAGTCATCTGGAAATTGCAACTGTGAATGCTGGAATGGGCAAACAAACGGGTCTTGTACCCAATCCACACGCAGCATCCCGGGGTTTACAAGCTCCTGATACCCGACATATGAGGGGTACAACACAGCAGATACTTGCAGTGCGTGCATCATGTACCCGTTGTAAGTACCGCCCGGTCCACCACCAGCATCTGTGCATTCGTTCTCGTAAAGAACCGAGCAGTCTGGACACTCAAACTCAACGTCAAAGTTGCAAGGCGGCCCGTCATAGTCAGGGCAGTTAGCGCAGCTTCCGCCTTCGCTGTTTCGTGCGCCATAGTATTGATGCCAGAAGAACTGATAGGTCATCAGGGCTCCGGATCACTTGGGCACTCCACGCACATAGGCACTGGGCAAGAGAAAAGCCAGAGCTTGCTTGTGTCGTCAAGTTGAGTCAAACGCCCGGAGTCATGGAGAAGGACGACAGTGCCAACAGCAATCCTGCTGCAATTGTAGTTCGGCGCGTTGCCGCCCGGGAAAATCTCACCAATGCACTCAACAGACAGACCGGGTGGAATGAAGTCGCCAGCATCGCCGTTGCAAATCAGGCCGATCTCCATCACGTTCGCGCAGAACCCCTGCCTTGGAGCGCCTTCAAGCGGCTGCTCCTCTTCCCAAAAGTACGCTGGGGCATCTACGCCGCTGTCCTGCTCCAAGTGCGCAACAATCCTGCCCATGATTGGGTAGGTCTTGCCGCCGCCACCGCTACTCATTGCGTAGGTGCTAGACAGTCCTTCCAACAGAGGCAGGTACTGGTTCAGCCTAGCCAAATCCGAGCGCATCCCATTGATGGCCTCTTTGTAAGAGGCAGACAGAGGGTTGCCAGTCAATGGGATGTCGGAGTTGTAAGGCATTTAGCTGTACCAGAGGTTGTCGTAAATCCAACGAGCTTCAGTAACGTTGGACAGCACTGACCTGACTTGCCACCTCTTGGTGCCAGACTCA